CATTCAGTTTATTTTCTAGCGGTTTTAAATTACCTTTCTTTGGAAAAGCATCAGGTGGTGCAGTAAGAAAAGGACAACCAACAATAGTTGGTGAAAGAGGTGCTGAAATGTTTATACCAAACTCATCAGGACAAATTACACAAGCCGCTAGAGGAACAAGTAATAGTCCTGTAAATGTAAATTTTAATATAAATACTGTTGATGCTTCAGGATTTGAGGAGTTACTTGTAAATTCAAGAGGAACAATATCTCAATTAATAAATCAAGCATTAAACGAAAAGGGTCAAGGTAATTTAATATAATGTCAGGTGCATTTCCAATATCTAATTCTAAATTTTCAACAATGGGTATTAAGTCTATTCAAAATACTATCATATCAAAATCAGACTCAGGTAAAAAACTTGCAAGACAAATTGATGGTCAAAGATTTGCTTTTACAGCAAAGATAATCACAGGAAAAAGATCAGATATTTATGGTGAATTGATGGCTTTTATTATTAAGCAAAGATCAAGAAAAGAAAATTTTACAATTATCCCACCTGAGATAGAAGATGCTAGAGGAAGTGAAACAGGAACAGTATTAGTTAATGGAGTTCACGCAGTTGGAGATACGACTATTGCTATGGACGCATTTGCTAGTGATGGTGCTGGAAGATTTAAAGCTGGTGATTTTATAAAGTTTGCATCACACAATAAAGTTTATATGGTTGTTTCAGATGTTACAAGTTCATCTAATGCGGCAACTGTAACAATAGAACCACCACTTACTACTGCTCTTGCAGATGACTCAGTTGTTACTTATGACAATGTTCCATTTACAGTTCATCTTACAAACGATGTTCAAGAATTTGGTGCTGTAGGTGCTGATAAAGATGGAAACCTATTATATCAGTTTGAGTTAGATGTTGAAGAAGCTTTATAATGAAATATAAAGTAAAGTATTGGATTAATGTTGATGCTATTGCAGAAGAAATAATAGACGAAGAACATATCAACTTTAACACCAATGATTTAGGTAAATATAACGAACCAACAAAAACTGCTAAATTTAAGGTTTTTAATGGTATAAAAATAAACAGAAGAAGTTACGAAAAATATGACGAGATCACTAACAACAGCAGTAAAGAACGAACTAGCGACAAATGATATTAGACCAGTTCATCTCATCACTATTGGATTTGGAACTCCTGTAAATATAACAGATTGTTCTTTTTCACTTACAAGTTCTGTTTCAGGTTCAAGTGTAACATATTCATCATCAGATTTTATTTTAGGTATTTCTAATTTTACAGAAGAAACAGATGTTACAAAAACAAGTTTAACATTAACATTATCAGGTGCAGACCAAACATTTATTTCTACTTGTCTAAATGAGAATGTAGTCAATGATAGTGTAAAAATATTTAGAGGTTTCTTAGATGATTCAAATGCTTTGATAGCTGACCCATTTTTATTATATGATGGTCAAATAGATACATTTTCAATACAAGAAACAGAAACAGATAGCACAGTAAATATTGGTATTGTTTCTCATTGGGCAGATTTTGATAAGGTGCAAGGTCGAAAAACAAATAATACATCACAACAAAGATTTTTTTCTACAGATGTGGGTATGGATTTTAGTTCACAAACTGTTCAAGATATTAAGTGGGGTAGACCATAATGCCATTTAAAAAAATTTTTAGAGCCGCAACTAAAATAATATCAGCACCAATCAAAATTATTAGCAAAGCTTTATCGTGGTTAAGTCCTAAAGTAGATGTACCTGATTTTGGTACAACAGATTTTGATGATTTTGAAAAAGGTATATTAATTAATAAACAAAGTAATGATGCTTCAGTTCCAATTGTCTATGGGACTCGCATGTTGGGTGGGGTGCGAGTTTTTATGGAAACTTCAGGCACAGACAATACTTATTTATATATGGCAATTGTTTTAAGTGAGGGTGAGATAAATGGTATTACAGAAATTAGAGTTGATGATAAAGTTGTTACATTTGCATCAAGTTTAGCTGATAATACAGAAGTTGAGGTAGCAAGTTCAGATGGTAATTTTTTTAAAAACTCTGCAAGTTTAATTAGATTAGAACCGCATTTTGGTTCTGATGGACAAAGTGCATCAAGTTTATTAGGAACATTATCTTCTTGGGGTTCTAATCATAAGTTATCAGGATTAGCATATTTAGCAATAAGATTTACTTGGAATCAAGATGCTTTTACAGGAATACCTAAAGTTCAAGCTAAAGTACAAGGAAAAAAAATTGTAACACTTAATTCAAGTTTAGCTGAGTCATCACCAACATTTTCAGCTAATCCAGCTTTTTGTTTATTAGATTATTTAAGAAATGAAAGATATGGAAAAGGTATTGCAACTGCTGATATTGATTTACAAAGTTTTAGAGATGCTTCTGTTGTTTGTGATACACAAGTTACACCATTCTCAGGTGGTAGTGATATAAATTTATTTGATTGTAATGCTGTGTTAGATACATCAAAAAAAGTTATAGAAAATGTTAGAGAAATATTAAAAGGTTGTAGAGGTTTTTTACCATATACAAGTGGTAAGTATAAATTAATTATTGAAACTACAGGCACAGCATCTATCACACTTACAGAAGATGATATTATAGGTGGATACACTTTATCAAGTCCAAGTAAAAACGATAAGTATAATAGAGTTATAGTTTCATTTATAAATCCTGATAGAAATTTCCAAGTAGATGAAGTTCAGTTTCCCCCTGTAGATGATAGTGGTCTTACAAGTGCAGACCAACACGCAACAATGAAAACTGCTGATGGTGGTTTTTTATTAGAGGGTAAGTTTGATTTCAAAACTTTGACCTCTCCATATCAAGCAGAGGAAATGGCAGAGATTATTTTAAGAAGATCAAGAGAAGCTTTATCATTAGAAATAAACGTAGGATTCGATGCTTATGATTTAGCAATAGCAGATATAGTTAATATTACACACGCATCATTAGGTTTTTCTGCAAAAGCATTTAGAGTTATGGGTATTACATTTAATGAAGATTTTACAATATCTTTGACACTTATAGAATATCAAGCAAGTCATTATACATTTGCAAGTAAGACACAAGTTTCATCTACACCATCAACAAACTTACCAAATCCATTTTCTATTCAACCACCAGCTTCAGTTACACTATCTGATGAAATGATTGAATATGCAGATGGAATTACGATTACAAGATTAAATATTGCTATAGGTGCAAGTCCTGACCAATTTGTATCAAACTATCAAGTAGAAGCAAAACAAAGTACAGAGTCAGATTTTAAAATTATTTCTGTTGGTACACAACTAAACCATGAGTTTCTAAATGTTATTGATGGAGCAATATATAACGTAAGGGTAAAAGCGATCAACTCTTTAGGTGTAAATTCCACATTTACATCAGCAACTCATACAGTAGTCGGTGCAACTGATACACCATCAGATGTAACAGATTTATCAGTAAGTTTAGTAGGTTCTAATCAGATGGAGTTATCTTGGACTCCTGTAACAGATTTAGATATTTCTTGGTATGAAGTTAGGTTTCAAAATGTTACAAGTGGTGCAACTTGGAATGAAAGTACACCTCTTGCAAAGGTTGTAAGAAGAAAATCAAATGCTTTAGTTGTAAATGCAGTAACAGGAAGTTTCTGCATAAAAGCTGTAGATAAATTAGGTAACAGTTCAGCTAACGAATCTATTGTATCTACTAACATTTCAGGATTACAAAATTTTACAAACGTTTTAACTGTGAGTGAATAATGGCTGATTTTTTAGGAACAAGAGATAGTAATGTTGCAATATCTGAAGATAATGCTGGTAGAAAAGTGTTGATTTTAGATACTATTACACAAGTTGATAGTTTAGTTGGTAATGTCGATTCGGCAGAGGGTGTCTTTGATTTAGGTGGTACAGACTCAACATCTAATCCAACAAATTTTACAGCAAATATTCAATCATCAGGATTTTATGATTTTGCAAACACATTATCATTAGACGCTGTATATGACACTAATTTAGGTGCAGTTGCTAGTATGAGTTCAGAAGATGAGTACGATCTATTTGATTCAGGTAGAGGTGCTACATTATTTGAAGATGCAAAAGCACCTTTTGATGGTTCACCTGAGATACAATGTGGTGCAGAAGTTCAAGTTGGTTTTGATGACTCTAGTCTAGCCAATATAACTACCTTTCAAAAAATTGCACAACAAAGCACCATTAAAGGTAGATTTTTTAAATTTAGATGTAAGATAACAAGTGAAGATAACAAAGTGAGAGCAAAAGTTCACGAATTGCAATTTAAAGTAAATATGGAAAAAAGGACAGAGTCAGGAGAAGATGTAGTTTCAAGTGCGTCAGGAACAAGCATAATATTTACTAATGCTTTTTTTGCAACTCCATCAATAGGTATATCGGCACAAGGATTACAAACAGGAGATTATTACCAAATTACAAGTAAGTCAAAAACTGGCTTTACAATTCAATTTTATAATAGTAGTAATGTTGGGATAAGCAGAACATTTGATTATCAAGTTGTAGGACATGGCTTGAAATCTTAGTAAAAATAAAATAAAAGGAATATATGAGTCAAGTATCAGATGTAGTTTTAGCAAATCAGGGTTTCGCAAGTTTCAGAACAGAACTGAATAATATATTAGGTGCATTGAATACTCAGCACGTTGGAAGTTCTGCACCGGGTTCAGTTGCACAAGGCACGATTTGGGTAGATTCAGGCACATCAGGAAAATTAAAAGTCAAAATTAATGATGGCTCTGACAATGTAGAATTATTTGAAATTGATATATCTTCAAATGCAATATCAAGTAATATGTCAGTTACAGGAACTATATCAGAAACAGACCCAAATGCTTTACCATTAGCAATAGCATTAGGATAAGGAGAATAAATGGCAAATACTTTTAAAGTTAAAACAAATGGTGCGATGCCAGCAAGTGCTGGAACACCTTTAACACTTTACACAGGAAAATCATCTACAACAACAGTTGTTATTGGCTTAGTGCTTTGTAATATTCATACTGCCGCAGTTACGGCAAGTGTAAAAATAGAATCAGATACTTCAGACACAGAAACAAATGAAACAGTTTTTGTAGCAAAAGATGTTAGTATTCCTGCTGGGTCATCTTTAGAACTTTTAACAGGCGGTAAAGTTGTTCTACAAGCAACTGATGTTTTAAAAATAGATTGTTCAGTATCAGCTAAAATAGACGCAACATTATCAATCCTAGAAATAACATAGGAGTAATAGATGGCTTATATTGGTAAAACTCCAACAACTGCACCTTTAACAAGTTCAGATATTGCGGCAGACATAATTAATTCAACACACATTGGCGATACCGCTATTTCAGGTTTTGATGCTTTAGCAACTGAACCAGCAGATACAGATGAATTTTTAATTAGTGATGGCGGAGTTTTAAAAAGATTAGATGCTAGTTTAGTTGGTGGTGGTGGCATAACAATGGCTCAACAATGGAGAGTGACCACAGGTTTTACAGGAACTACAAATCCAATAGCAAGTAATTGGGAAATAGTAGATACAGATGGCTATGGAGATATTGGTAGCGATATGACAGAAAGTTCAGGAATTTTCACTTTTCCATCAACTGGTATTTATTATATAAGTTTTGAAGCAACAGTATCCTTAAGTGCAAGTACAAGATGGTGGAAAATTCAAATTGAAACCACAACAGATAATTCAAGTTATAGTGATGCTGCCGATTCACATGGTCATATAAATCAAGTATCATCTGCAACTTATGATAATGCGTCTTGTAATTTTATTTTTGATGTCACAAGCACATCTACACATAAGGCAAGATTTTCATTTGCCGCAGACAATTCAAGCACAGGATTTGAGGGCAACACAGGTATCAATAGTAATAGTGTGACATTTATAAGATTAGGAGATACATAAAATGGATATTAATGGCAGAGCAAATCATATAGAAGATTATTTAGCTAGATTACATCAAGGTCAATGGTTTGGTTGGAGTGATAGTAAAAATAAAGTTTATGCAAACTTAATTATACATGATGCTAGTAAATTAAAACCTACTGAACAAGAATGTATTGATGGTTTAGCACAATTACAATCTGATTTTGATACAGAACAAACTGAAAAAGAAAATA